TCTATACAGATGGTACAGTTGGAGAAATTAGGTTAAAGGCTGAAGATGGAAGTGGCAGTAACTTTTCTAAGTTTATGACATTTTACACACACCCTTCTGGTTCTGTTGCATCAGAACGTATGCGTATAGATGGTTCTGGTAATGTATTAGTAAACACGACTGATACCTCTGTTTATAATAATTCTGGTTCTGGGCAAGGTGGTCTTAATATTTCTAATGCTGCAACAGGAAGTGTGTATTTACAAGTAGCAAGAGATTCAGAAAATGCTTTATTTGTCAATAGATTAGTAAATGATGGTAATTTAATTGATTTAAGACAAGATGGCACACAAGAAGGAACTATTTCCGTATCAGGTACGACAGTTTCTTATAATGGTTTTACAGGTACTCACTGGTCAAGACTAAGTGATAATTCTAAACCATCAATTTTAAAAGGTACTATTTTAGAATCTCTTGATGAGATGATGGATTGGTATCAAGTTCAATTTGATATTACTGATAATGAAGGAAATACAATAAATAAAAAAGAAAGTTATGCTTTAGGTGATGGTGAAAGTGTTGGTGATGTGATTACTTACAGTTATGAAGGAACAGATTATCAAGCAACCATTATTCAAGAGGGTGATGTCAAACACACTAAATCAAAAATATCCGATACAGTAGATGCTAAAAATGTTTATGGTGTTTTTGTATCTTGGGATAATGATGATGACACAGTCAATGATATGTATGTGGCACAAACAGGTACTTATGTAATTAGAATACATAAAGACGAAACAGTTTCAAAAGGAGACTTAATACAATCAAAAGGAGATGGCACAGGTAAAGTACAAGCTGATGATATTATGAGAGCGTCAACTGTCGCTAAAGTTTTATCTACAACAAAGATAGAAACATACTCAGACGGAAGTTATATTGTACCTTGTAGCCTACACTGTTAATGGCAACAGCCTCTACATCACTATCCAAGATAAAAGCCAATAGCTTAAATCTTGCAGGTACATTTGGCTTTAGTGGCACAGTATCGGGATTAGCTGATGAAACACCTTTAGTATTAATCAGCACATTTACTTCTGATGGTTCTGATGCTACTGCAACATTTACTAGTGGTATAGATTCTACATATAAAGAATATCTGTTTGTGTTTAATAATATACATTGTGAAACAAATGATAAACATTTAACATTTCAGACTAGCACCGATGGTGGCAGCAGTTATGGGGTAACATTAACAAACACTAATTTTAGGGCTGCTCACAAAGAAGATGGCAGTTTTACTTTTCTTGGGTATGTTGATAATGATGTGGCACAAGGTACTTCTTTTGCTGTTATAAATGAAGGACTAGGAAATGCAGATGATGCATCGTGTTCTGGAACTTTAAGATTATATAATCCTAGTAGCACAACTTTTGTCAAACATTATGTAAGTCAATTATCAGGTATGAATTTTCAAAGTCCTCCTCAAGCGACTAATTATTTTACAGCAGGATATTTTAATACAACATCAGCAATTAACGCAGTGCAATTTAAAATGTCTTCTGGTGAAATACAAGGCGGAACAATAGATTTATTTGGAGTAGTATAATGGCACTTAGTAAATTAGCAGCAAACTCTTTTGACCTGACAGATAATTATGCTCTAACAGGCACAGTGACTGGGGTTGTATCTACACAAAAATTATTTTTAATTAAGAATATTGATGCAAGTTCAGATTCAAATATTAGTTTTGTTGATGGTTCTAATAGTGTAGTGTTAGATAATACTTATAAAACATATTTATTTAGATTCATAAATATTCATCCTGCTAATGATGGGATAGAATTTTTATTTAATTTTTCAACAGATGGTGGCAGTAGTTATAATGTGACTAAAACATCCTCTGCTTTTAATGCTCAACACGCAGAGGCAGATGGGGGAACTGCATTAGGCTATCAAACAACACAAGATTTAGCACAATCTACAAGTTACGAAAATTTTAGTAATAACTGGGGAAATGATAATGACCAATCTGGTGTTGCTTACTTATGGTTATTTAATCCAAGTTCTACAACTTATGTTAAACATTATATGACAGAGAGTCATAATTATGCTCATATTGATTATGCTTGGCATTGGTTTAATGCAGGATATGGAAACACCACATCAGCAATTGACGCAGTACAATTTAAGTTTAACACTGGTAACATAGATTCAGGGAGGATAGCATTATATGGCATTAAGTAAGATACAACCTGCATCAATGGACTTAACTGCTAATTATGCTTTTACAGGAACTAACTCTGTATCAACAATAGATTATCCAGAAAAAAAATTAGCTACACTAACAGCATCTAGTAGTAGCACATTAAGTTTTACTAGTAATATAGATAATACTTATAATATATATAAGTTTAGGTTTATTAATATACATGGTTCAGAAGATAGAAAAAATTTTTTAATAAATTTTAGAGATGGTGGGAGTAATTTTGATGCCACTAAAACAACAAGTTTTTTTCAAGCATCTCATAAAGAAGATGATTCTGAAGCACAAGTGTCTTACAATACTAGTGGTGATTTAGCACAAAGTACAAGTGCAGCTAACCTAGATAGATTTGTGGGTAGTGATGCTGACCAACATATTTGTGGAGAATTATTTTTATTTGACCCTAGTAGCACTACTTTTGTAAAACATTTTATGGCTAGGTCTATAACAATAGAAGGAAATAATGCTGCTCAAGATGCATTTTTAGCAGGGTACTGTAATGTTACAGCAGCTATAGATGGAGTGCAATTTAGTATGTCTAGCGGAAACATAGACTCAGGTACAATAGAAATGTATGGAATTAACTAGAAAACTTGATATAAAGGAGGATAAATGCCAAGATATCATAATATAAATGGAACTAAAGTACAGTTCACAGCAGACGAAGAAACAGCGAGAGATGCTGAAGAACAGGCATGGGCTGACGCAGCACCTGCTAGAGCCTTGGCTGACCTCAGAACAAAGAGAAACAGATTATTAGCAGAGACAGACTATCTAGCTTTATCAGATAGTACTCTTAGTGATGATATGAAAACATATCGACAGAATCTAAGAGACTTACCTGCAGGAAAAGATACAGTAGCTAAGTGTGAAGGTGCAACTTGGCCTACTAAACCATAGGAGGATAGATGAGTAAATCACAAATAGCAACAGGTGGTATAGCAGATGATGCAGTCACTGCAGCTAAAACATCTGGTCTTGGTATAACTGAAGCTGACCAATGGCGAGTTACTTCTACTTTTTCAAATTCAAGTAATGGTAGCACAGAAGTAATAACTGCAAATTGGGAAAGAAACGATAGCACAGGTTTTGGTAAAATTGGTACGGGTATGTCACAATCAAGTGGTGTTTTTACTTTTTCATCAACAGGTGTATATTATGTAACTTTTTTTGCTCCTTTTGATTTAAGTAGTGCAACAAGTAGTGCGTTAGCAATAATACAATGTACAACAAATAATTCTGATTATTCTGATGTTGCAGTTTCCCCCTCTGGAGCAGATGCAAATAGAGGTGATGCAGTCCAAACATCAGCTTATATTGATGTAACTAATACCAGTAATGTAAAAGTAAAATTTGCAACAAATGGGGGTACTTATATAAGTTGGCAAGGAAGTTCAACTTCAAATTATACTCATGCTACATTTATAAGATTAGGAGACACATAAGATGCGACCAGAAACATTAGAAGATTATTTAGTTCAATTACATGGTGGACAATGGTTTGGGTGGAGTGATAGCAAAAACAAAGTTTACGCAAATCTAATTATTCACGACAGTTCAAAATCAAAACCCTCAGAAGAAGATTGCACAAATGGATTAAAAGCATTACAAGACGCATGGGATTTAGAAAATGACAGCTACAAATCAAAACGTAGAGCAGAGTACCCTAGTGTCGTTGACCAATTAGATGACTTGTATCATAACGGAATAGATGGGTGGAAAACTACAATAAAAGCTGTAAAGGATAAATATCCAAAAGGATAGGAGGATAGATGACAATTACAAAAGTAACAGATGCAGGATTAGATAGAAGCAGAATCGTAACTCCTATAATTATTAACGGAGATATGTCCGTGGCTCAGAGGGCTACAAGTTCTACATCCACAGGTATTCAAACTTGTGATAGATGGAATGTTAGGGCATCAAACACAGATAATCTTGCAATAACACAAGCACAATCAACTGAAGTGCCAGGATATGGTTTTAAGTTTTCTTACAAATATGACACAACAACAGTAGAAAGTGATTTAGCTTCAGATGAAAAATTAGCCATTGAAGTAAGATTAGAAGCAAACACAATGCAAGGATTAAAATTCGGAACTGCACAAGCAGAGGCAACCACACTAGGTTTTTGGTGTAAAGGTAGTTTGACAGGTGTTCATGGAATATATATTAGAACTCATGATGGTGCACAAGAGTTTGTACAATCTTATAATATAGATACTGCAGATACTTGGGAATTTAAAACAATCAATATACCTGCTAACACATCAAAAGTAATTAATAATGATAATGGAATAGGTTGGTGGATTCAATGGGGATTAGCTGCAGGTACGGGAGTTGATGGAGCAACTTTAGGTTCTTGGCATGATAATGCCACAGAAGTTTTACCAAGCAATCAAGTAAATTACATGGCTAATACTGCGTATGAATTTTTATTAACAGGAGTACAATTAGAAATAGGAACATTTGATAATAACACAATGCCTGCTTTTCCTTTTGAGAGTTTTGCAAGTAATTTACAGAGGTGTCAGAGG